CATATCAATTGAAACAGCAATATCAATAGTATCCATAAAGTTCATACCAGGTAAAACTGCACCTGTGTGCCAACCCTTACGTGAAGGACGACTAAATGTATAGTCGTTTTTAATCGTTGATTGAATTTGCTGACGGATAAGCTCACGCCAGTTCATTTTAGGCTCTGTAAGTTGTTGTATGATACGTGCAACTTCGCCAGGCACATTACCTGCTCCTGCACTTTGAGCGGCTTGCATCATACCTTCTTTTACTTCATCTTTAATTCTGTTTAGTTCTTCTTTTGAATACTTAGGTTTACCCTTACTTACATTATTGCCATTCTTATCTTTTCCGTCTTGTCCTTCACCTTTATCACCTTCTTGGCCCTCTGGATCAAGGTGTTCATCAAGTAATTCACCAAGTTCTTTAAGAAAGTCTTCGCCATTCTTTTTAGCAGTTTCATAAAGCTCGTCATAAATTTCTTCGGAAGTGTGAGACTCATATTTAAAATCTTGGAAACAATCTACAATCTTAGGCTTCTCTCCAATACGATCACGTACTAATGTGTTGTTTACTTTGTAATCTGCGGCAATATTGTACAACATAGGATGACGATGATCTCTACGACCTAAGTGATCAAATACTAAATGTAGGATTTCGTGTGCAATAACGAATTCAATTTCTTTATTGCCCATAGCATTAAAAAACTGTGTGTTGAAAAATAAATTTCGACCATCTACAGCGGCAGTCATTAACCAGTCGTCAGCGGCAACAATACGTAAACGTGTTGCCATATTGCCAAACCAAGGGTGACGAAGTAGTAAACCTACTCGGGCAACTACAATACGTTCTACAACCTCAACTCTCATCTCTTCAAGTTGTTCTTGTGTGATATCTGGATCTGGTTGCCAGTGCTTTAGTTTAGTTTGTGTATCTTTTGCTGACATAGTGTGCTACCTATCTCTGTTACTATACTAATAATATACTACTATTTAAGATCAAAGTCAAGAGAAAATGGACGTTTTGGAGAGATCGTCCAACTCTTTTTTGGCTTATGCGCTCTGTGCGGCAGTGATATATTTGCCGAAACGCTCGTGAAATTCATCGAAGCACTCAACTTCGTCTGGATCAATAGGCAATGCATATTGTGTAAGTGCAAGTTTAATACCCATTACAACCAGTTCGGTTTCAAAGTTATCCATAGCAAAACGTAAAAAGTTGTTTACCATGTCGTCAAACTTAGAGCTGTTTTTGTCATGTGCTTCTTTAAGCTCATAACAAAGTGAGACAGTCAAGGAATACATAGCACTGATTTCCGTTGCCTTAAGCTCTTTTACCTTACCAGCTAAAATATCTGTAGGATTAGGCATTTGACTTGCAACTTTTCTGTGTGCCATAAACTTCACAGCCAATCCTTCACCTACAGAACCTGAAACAAGATCTGTAAGTGTTTCTTCATCGTCCTCATCATCTAAAAGTTCTGATACAAACGACCATGAACGAGGTGTTGCGAACGAACGACTTGGTGACTTAGGATCAAAGTCATACAAGTCTTTTTTTGCAAACTGCAAATAACCAACAACATCTTTATGCTGGCTGTTATCTACAGCCCACTGGAACCAATCATCAAAATCAACTGCTAGTTCCAAGTGTACAAAACGGTTTGCCAACGGAGCAGGCATTCTATATGTAACACCTTTGTCAGCTTCACGGTTACCAGCCGCTACAATAAGTACGTTATCTGGAAGTGTATATTGCCCTACTTTACGGTTAAGAATAAGTTGATAGGCCGCCGCTTGTACCGCAGGAGCTGCTGAATTCATTTCGTCCAAAAACAAAATAATCCATTTGTGTTTCTTAGCAAGTTCCATAGTAGGAAGTTCTGCTGGTGCCGCCCACTGCATACTGTTATCGTTTGCGGCATAGTAGGGAATACCTTTAATATCTGTAGGTTCCCAAAGAGAAAGTCTTACGTCAATGACGTATGCATCCATACCATAACCAATTTGGTGTACGATATCTGACTTACCAATACCGGGAGGACCCCATAAAAATATTGGACGTTTTTTCTTAAAAGCTCGTGTAATCGACTTTTTTGCTCGATTAGGCGAAACTGTACGTGTTGCTACTGCTTCCATAGTGTATTCCTTTTCTTGTTAATCAGTGCTAATGTTTAACTTACTCTATTAATATACTATCAATATGTGCAAAGGTCAACCACTTTTGGTTATTTTTTATGTCTATTCATTGCTTTTGTTAGACCATATTTCTTTATATCACCGGAAAATAGATGCAGCTCCATAGCCTTACGTTCATCTAATACAACTATACTATTTTTAAAAAGATAATAAGGACAGGTAATAAATTGATCTAACCAGATAATTGTGTTAGTAGTCATTTCAAAATCTTTAGGAAAAGGCACATCATATGTTGCAAGATCTAGTTCATTACGTACAAATTCAAATCCTGCGTTTGTAAGACGTAATCCGCCTTGTTCTTTTGCTCTTGTGTTTTGCCACCATTCGGATAGATATTGCTTTAGTGTAACATCACTAATAGCCATACCTTTTTGTTTTAAAAAAACTTTAGTGTAGGTTTCTTTCCAATTCATTCTGTTACTGTTTCGCCTTCTGTAAGTTTGACAACAGTAAACTCTTCAGTAGCGAATGTTTCATTTAACTTCTTTGCTAAATTTAATGCGTGTCCTGGATTAGAGAAACTAACTTTTGTATACTTAGGTCCAGGATAGTTTGTAAGAATGTTTGAACTTTTAAGATTAAAAGGAGCACCTTGATAAAACACTGCCCAGATAGCTTCTGCTTTTAAAACTTGATCTGCCTTGTAAGTTTTCTTGTCAATTGTTTCTAATAGCACTGTAGGCTTTGGTCTACTCATATGCGTTCCTTAGTTATATACGCATATATTTATCTCTTTTACCAGCCTGATCCGCCATCTAGTTGGACTTCTACAGTTTCTTCTGTGTTGCTTTTGTTAACAAGAAGTTGTTCTAAATCGCCATTTAACCTTGCCATCACTATACCTAGTGTTAAAGCAAGGTTTTTTGCTTGTGTAATGTCCATACGTATGTCTTTAGCTCTACTAGCATCTGCACTCTTAACTTGCTGTAAAAACGCTTGTATGCTTGCAGTATTTAATGGTTCATTTGTTTGCATTACTAAGTGCCGTTTTCATTTCTAATTTAGTTTTAAATGGGCCTTGTGTTTCATATCTTTCAACTGTAATAAGTTTTGGGCAGAAACTTTTAACCCATCCTTTATCAAAATGTATAATGTAAAATCCTGCACAATATAAACTTTTTGACTTATTACTCTTTGTAAATAACGGCAATCTCCGTTTTACATCAAGTACAGTATTGTATGGTGTGCAACTTGTAGGAAAGCCATGTACTTCTAATGGTATCTCTTCTTTGATGTCAAGTTTATCAAAAAATATTTTTTTACCTAAGTTTTCGCTTATTTCGCTTTGTGTTTGGAAAAGTCGTGTAACACCTTTTTGATTTACAATATAATTTTCTTTATCATATGATATAGTAGCAACATTCTCGCCATGTTCTTCTACTATCCAAAATTTATCTTTAAGTACTTCTTTTGCCTTAATCATTTTCATACCTCGCCTGTAGTGGTTGTGCATATTGTGCCGCTTGATCTGCGATACGTTGCATATCCCATTTAGCACAGAACTTCAATAAACGCATACCTACCTGCGTTATATTTTTTGTTTCTACTGTACTAATGGTATTATTAATTAGTTCTTTTACTTCAATTGGCTGTGCAGTTAAGTCACATAGTGTTACATTGCGGTTGTAATCATCTAACACACGATGTTCTTGTCCATTATGATCAACCCAACGTTGAAGCATAAGATTATTCCAATTATAACCTTTTGTATTCTTATCATCAAATGCTTCTAGTAAACCGACTTTATTGCGTGTTCCTTTCTTACGCACACCTGGATATGCACTGAAAACATTATCACTTGTATCACCACGCATACATTTTTCAAACAGTTGCCATTCTGGGTGTGGCTTAGGCTTAGGTTGCTTTGTTTTTTTATCAAGTACTTCTTTGCCTTTATCGTCAAAATATCCTTCGTGTGTAATAGTTGTATTACTTACGCCGTTGTATTGTTTTACATTAGGAGCAATAAGTTGTGCAAAATCTCCATCAGTGCTTATAATAACATGATTGTCATTAGGATGATTTTGTATCCAGCCTGCAATAAGATCATCAGCTTCTAGTTGCGGATGTTGTATCATTGTGCAATTAGTTTTTGTATGAATAAAATCTTTAAATTCATCAAATATTTCCCAAAACACTTTATCTTCTTCTGCTTGTGCAGGAGTCATTGCATCTCGTGTTTCTTGTCTATTACGTTTATATGGTTCGTAATAATCTTTACGCCAACTACGTCCTTCCAAACAAAATACAACATGATCTGCGTCAAAGTCTTTCCATGCTTTCTTAATACTGTTTAGTGTGATATGTAGTGCCATACCTACTTTTGTATCAAGATCTCCACGTACTACATGTCTTGCACGGAAAAATGTGTTTGCAGTATCTACAAGGATATATGTACTCATTGCCAAAGATTCCTCATTCTTTTTGTAAACAGTTCAAAACTTTGTTTTAGTGGGATTTTAGGATAATAATCTTTTATACTCATGCCACGTTGTGCTTCATCTCTTATTTTATCTCTTCTATCTGTATCAAGCACTTCTGTAAGTTTGACTCTGTCGTTTGTTCTAAATTTTACAGCCATTAACGGATCACCACGTTTAAAACTTATTGTATCTATATCGTTACTCATAAAAAAACAAAAGTTTGTAGGATGTATCCATTTACTAATATTATACTCACCTATAACATTTTGCAACCGAATATCTACCAAAGGCACATCTAATACTTCCATTATCACATCTGGCTGTTTTGTAATAAAATGATACTGTAAATTAAAATGTATCATAGGTTGTCCGTATAGTAAACCTGGTTCTGCACCACCTATTTGCACAAAACCATCTAAAGGTTTTCCTTTTTTGTCATTTAAAATTTCAAATTTTTTATCATCTAATCTTCGTATAGTCCAATCTAATGGACTTGTAATCACAAATACATTTTGCAGATAGTCTTGTACTACAGGACACATAAGGCTTTTTAATTCTGCTAAACTTCGTAAATACTTTAGTGCAGGCACTGGCTCTTGTACAAGGCAATCTAGCTCGTACGGCATTGTTTGTCCTTGCATGCCTTCTAATAATCCAAAGTATTCTATTTGCGTCAACTTATTTCACTCTTGCCTTTACTTATGGGTACTACATTAATATACCCTGATCCGCGGTCTTTGTCAAGTCCTTCGTCGTCCAAAATGTTTCCAACTATGTCACGGAACCAACGATCTACAATTTCTTCTTCTTCATCGTTCTTTACGCCGTATCCAGCATCTATAAGTTGTTGGATAAAATATTTGTTCCAATCTAGTTCAAAGAATCCGTTACGAACGTTCTTCTCGTTGACTTTCACATCTAGTACACCAACCCAAGGTTCTTTTCTACGTGTAGCATTTGCCTT